GCCAAGCCAATTAGTTAGTGAGCCGCCACCTCCGCCACCGCAGCCGTTAGCAGAGCCACCCCCCGAACCGCCTCCACCCCCTGCACCGACCAACAAGATGCGAACCATGGACGCGCCACGTGGCTTTATCCAATCACCGGTAGCAAAGAACTCTTGGTAGTTGCTAGTCTGTGTAGTGGGTATACCAAATACGTCTAGCATAAGTCACCATGAAATAACCATAACCATGCCGTCGCCGCCCAAAACACCATTTAGAGGTGTAGAAAGCGTAGTAGCAGCCCCAGTCCCCCCACCGCCTATGCCCGAATAAGTAAACGTGTTAGGAGTCCCGCTGTATCCGGGGGGTGTCATGGGCACAGTCGTAAGAGGTGTAAGAACAGTAAATCCATTGACGTTATAGTTAGGTGCACCATTTGTATAGTACCCATACTGCCCGTCAATGTAACCAAATCTATCGGCTGCGCCGCCAGCACTAATCGGGGTGGTAGTGGACACTACAAACTGACCTGTGTTAGCAGTCTGCCCAGTCTGCCCGCCGGTACTTTGATATACTCCCATACTCGTAAAAAACGTACCAGAAGCTGCGCTAGCGCCAGCCCCTCCAATACCAAACCTAGTAATAGTAGATGGGCCAGTACCGGTACCGCCAGCAGATCCGGCGTTTGCAGATATAAGAGTTATGTTGTTGTAAAGTACTGAAGTAGTGGTCGCTGCCGCAGAGGGCCTACCGCCAATACCAACTCTTATATCCAATACATCAGGCACAAGAAACGCTGGTATAAGAAAAGAAGTAATGCCCCCACTTCCACCACCCCCACCAAAACCAGCAATACCGCTCGTGGTGTCACTAACAGCAGTCCCGCCAATGCCGCCGGGGCCAATCAATACAAAATAGACCATGCCTACCCCTACGGGCTTGGTCCACGATTGCTCGTTAAAAGTAGTGTTAGTAGAGGGCGGGGCTGTAAAAGTGCTTACATAAGCACCTTGTGGTGTGGGGTAATTAAACGGGTAAGTCATATTACCAACTCACTATAGCAACAAAACCCGGACCACCTATGCCGCCAGCAAGCGCGTCTTCTCCGCCGCCCCCACCGCCAGAGCCAACACCACCCCTGCCCCCCGCAGTACCAGCGAGATCAGTAGTAGTACCTCCGCCACCACCTAAGCCTAAAAATAGAGGGCCGTAAATACTTAGCCCATCGGAACCAATCGCAGTCCCCCCGGCAGTAGCACCGGGCACAGTCCATCCCGGCCCGGTGACAGCCCCTCCCGGCGAAAGAGAACTAGCTGATCCACTAGCTCCTCCGGTTACCGCTACAGTACTGTAAGTAAGATCCACTGCGGTAGAACCAGAACCCGCCGCGCCAGTCTGCCCAGTAGTAGCAGTTCCAACAGCAGCTACTTGGGACAAACTACGAAATAATATACTGAAGCCACCACTACCGCCAGTAACGCCAGAGCCTGCGTTACCGTTACTGGCTTGCACTAATCCAAAACTAGATGCGGTGGGAGAAATATATATGTTAGCGTTGCTGGAATCAAAGCGAACGTATAAAACATCTTGAATAAATTGCGCAGCGCAACTATACGTTACTATTCCTCCTGAACCACCCCCAGCCCCACTTAATGCGGCAGCGCCCGCAGCGCCATTACCACCGCGACCAACTGCGATTATGAAAACTTGACTAACACCCCGAGGTTTAGTCCACATCTTCGGGTCAGCACTCACGGAATTAGCCGGACCAAAGAACGTCTGTACGTTACATGAACTTGGACTAGGGGTGTTAAAGGTGTCAAGCATTAGTCAAACCCCAAGAAGGAGCTTCAACATTTGTGGCTACGCAGGTGTATTCAACCTTTTCTTCTGGTTCAACAAGTTTGCCGTCAGCGCGATAAACACCTATGCAATACCCGTTGTCCATCTGCATGTACCCCGTAGAGTCATCAGAAAAAACAATAGCCCACCATTGCGTATTCATTAGTAATCTCCTGCAATTACAACAATGCTATACCCTGTACCGGCAGCGCCGGTCGAGGTGCCAAAAGTAACGTACAGCAAATAGTTAGGGTCGAGCGCAAAGTTCATCGGTATCTCGAAGATACTAGATGCTGCCGTCTGCGATAGCGTATTGGCGGGCAGCGTGATTTCATCGTACAACCAAGTGTTCGTGGCGCTAGTTGTGGTAGAAGTAGAAATGAATACGCGACAAACAGTAGCGGCAGGAGAACCGACAGGGCGTAACCTAACTTTTTGTATGTAAGAACCGTTTGCCCCGGCGGTGAACGCTTTGTACAGAGTGCCGGAGCCATCTAGCGCAGTGTTGGCAGTCGGGCCAACAACAAGACCGGCGTTATTCGTAGCGACGGAATCTACTGCTCCGGTCGCAGAAAAGATTGGTTGGGTATTTGCGGGCATGGTTACCTCTCAAGGAAGAATGCAGTTGACAGTCAACGCACGGGACAAGCCGTACGGGACGGTGATTTCAGCGGGGAATGTTACAAAAACCGCCTTGGTGCCAGCACTGAAGTTGACTTTAGCAGTACCCGCAGAAGACGATATGACGACGTTGCGGCTCAAGGTAGTGCCGCTAGACGTGTAAGTACCAACGCCTACCTCCCACTCTGTACCCGTCTGAGCCGCAATGCAGTAGTACGTATCATTGCCGTTGCCGATTGCAGCGAACGACTGGAATCCCGTGACCGCCCCGCCCAACGTAATCGTGCCTGTACCGATAGTGGTTGTAGTCTCTTTTACTCTGTCTTTGAGAACAAACGCCATAGCTGCTCCTATCGAGTGTCTATTTCATCCCAATTGGGGTTCTGTGTATCCACTACATCCTGCCAATTAGGTGCTTGGACAGTCGTTACATCTGCCCAACTAGCTGTCTGTTGAGCGCTCACAGCTTGCCAGTTTGGCGTCTGGGTATCGTCGATGTTGCCCCAGTTGGGGGTCTGCGTGTCATCAATGATCTCCCACAGGAACCGAGCAAACGTCGCATCCGTGGCAATCGCGCTCTCTTCGAGGCTTGCAAGATACGACATTATGGTTGTCGGCGCAACCGTGCCAACAGCCGTGTCCTCCACTACCGGATTCAGAGACGCATTGGTCGGTATAGAGTCCGTAGCGGAAGCCGATTCAACAATGTCAGCAGCAAAACCTTGGAGGGCGCTAAATTCGTCAGAAGCGGTAGCCGTTTCCGCCACTACAGGGTTAAGAGATCGGCTGGGCGTTATTTCATCTGTGCCCGTTGCAGAATCCTCAACAGAAGAAACAAAACTAGCGGCGGCATCAACAGAGTCAGATGCCGTAGCAGACTCTTCTACTGAGGCTTCAAATACAGCGAACGCACTGAACTCATCAGTTACGATGCTAGTGTTGTGCGATACTTCAGAATAGAAATCTGCAAAAGCGGCAGGGGTATCTGTGCCGGTAGCAGTCTCTTCAATGAGCCGTTCGTTAGTAGGTATTAGTGCGGTAATTACTGCGTCAGTAACTGTCGCAGTTTCAGCAACTACCGGACCTTGCGAAGCCAGAGTAGAAACTTCATCCGAAGCACTAGCAGTCTCATCGACCACCGTACCCTGCGCGGCCAACGTACTGACAACGTCAGAAATTGAAGCCGAATCCTCAAGGGATACGTCGTGATCCAAAAAGGCGTTGATAGAATCAGCGCCAGTCGCGGATTCAGCTACTACTGCTTCGTGCGTTTGAAGGGAACTGACTGAATCAGATGCGTGCGCATCTCCTAAAACGTCGCCGTTGTTGCTTACCTCACTGCTTACAACAGCAGACGCCGTAGCAGTCTCAGTTATTACAGTAGCGTAGTCATTGTTGGCTTCAACTACATCAGAGGCATTTGCGGACTCATCAACATCTGTTCCAAACGTCTGAAGCGCATCGACAGAATCAGAGCCGGAAGCGTGTTCATCTATATCCGAATTAAACTCTGCACCGGCGCTGACAGAAACCGTAGCAGTAGCAGTTTCGTCTACTGCTCGGCTGTACTCAGCAGCGCAATCAATTACGTCAGATGCAGTCGCGTCTTCCGCTATTACCGAAGCAAGTGTTAGTGACGCACTTACAGAATCGCTAACAGACGCGGCTTCGTTTACGGCTGCGCCATAGTCTATTGATGACGAAGGCGCGTCGGTAACAGTAGCGGTTTCTACTGTTGAGCCCTCGAAGGCATAGACGCCTTCTTGGACTGTAGTGGCGTATGCATCTGCTGTGTATGCGTTTACGCCGAACCAACCTCCACCCTCTTCAACTACCCGTCCGCCGGAAGGGGAAGTGGAGATTGCCGATAATGCAGTAGAGGCTAATGGATTTATACCAAGCATGGCTGCACTTCGGTATTAAAGAGTCAAGTCACTTTATTTGGATAAAGCTGCCTCAACCATAGGTTACGCCCACCCACCAATGTTAGTGTTAGTGGCGGCAGTAAACGCAGCTACGGGCGAAATTTTGAAGCGGCTACCGATCTGGGCAGTATACGCCCCGCCCGGCGCAGCAGACAAAGAATACTGCGGTATGAACGTACCGCCCGTAGTAACAGCCACAGTGCCTTGAACAGAAATAATTAACGTTTGCACCGCGGTGGTAAGCGCAGCCGTCTGCACAATGGCTGTAGCCACTGCTGGAAACGCCATGTTAGTAGGTGAGCCTACGGTAGTCAGTGATGTAGCATTCTGCTTTACTAGCGTTCGGTAGCCTATTGCGTTGAGTACAGCAGTGCCACCAAACAGAGTAGATACCGTGTGCGATGTAGTACCTGCGGTCTTTGACAGCACATACAACCCCTCAAACTGATACAAAGTAGCGCTTGCAAGGGTAATACTTACACCAAAAACCGACTGGGCACCTGTGGCGTTAGCTCCTGCTACTGTGTTAGCCAGACGGAAAAAGTATTCCATTGGCACAGTGCCAGTATTGGTACCAGCTAAGCCGTCGCGTATGTATCCAAGCTCATCGCCATATACTGCGCGGTCAGCGGGATAAGTACCAAATACAGTAGATGTGCCAGTAAGACTAATGGCGTTTCCGGAGTTAGAAGACGCCAATATAGTAGTCCTAGCCAGCGTCGACCCCGCCGATGTGTAGGTGCCAATACCTACTTCCCAGTCAAGACCGTTACCAGAAGTGATCGTGTAATAGGTCGTGTTGCCGTTGCCGATGACGGAGAACGACTGAAAGCTAGCTACCGCCCCGTTTAAGGTTATGGTACCCGTGCCTGTAGTGCTCGTAGTCTCCTGAACACGGTCGTCAACAACAAGCGGCATGGCCTATCCTTAGCCTGCGAGACTGAAGGTATACGTTACGTTCAACGTGTCACCGTTAACCACGCTACGGTCGCCGGGGGCTTGGAAGTCAGCCGCCGAGAACAGCGTGCCAGTAGTGCCGCCTTTCACGTCGTCGCTAGTCAAGAACGCGCCACCAATAGTAGTAGTGCCGTTGATGCTATACGTCGCCTTGTTAGCCGTGTTAGTAACGACCGAAGGATTGGCGTTCGTCGCAGCAGCGAAAACAGCGGCGGGGCGAGTAGACTGGCTGTACGTAGTGTTTTCTGTCCAGCCAATATGCGAAGCCATCGTATCGCTGGAGGCGGGGTTATTGGAAGAAGCAGCCCCGTACAACCCGATGTACCACGAAGTAATAGGCGTAGTGGAAGTGAGAGCGGCACCAGCCATGTATTGCAGGCCCACGTTCACCACGAGGTTAGGTGTCTCGGCGACCCACTTGAGGTTGCCGTCCTTGTCGTAGCACTCAACAATGTACTTGCCGGTAGCCTTAGCGCCTTCAGTGGCTCCAGTGTTTGCCGTCAGACCACCGCTAACAACTTCAGCGGCTCGTGCTTTTTCGATGGACATAATGACTCCTTAGTTGGAAGACCGAATCAAGGCGCTGTTGGCATCATTGACCGGCATGACGATAGTGAAAGTGGCAACCGAGGTCTTGTCAGACCCGAAATCCAACACTGCAATAGACTTGTTGGCCTTACTTGCGTTGTAGATCAAAGCACAACGAGCCGTGAATACACCGGGATTCCACTCCACGTTATCAAAGTCCACGTACGCCGTATACAAAAAACTACTAATAGTCGTTCCGGTTAGCACCTTTCCGCCCGCAGTGTATCCAGTGCCGGTGATCTCGTTGCTAGTCGTGTACACCGTAGTATCTGCGTTCAGATCAGCATTAGCCGTGTACAAAGCAATCTTGAGCACATCCACGGACAAGTCGTGGGTGCCTAAGTAAAGCTCCTTTTTGAAGCTAGTGGTTTGAGTCTGTACGATGCTCATTAGTTAACCGCCAGCCGTACTTGACCGTCACGGTATGCATCCATACGCTGCTTGCCATCGCCCAAGTTCTTCAGCAGGGTAATGGACTGCACGTACATTTTCTCGTAGAACTGAACCAAGTCGGGCTCGCCCTTCATGAAGCGAATGGCTTCAACCAGAGCGGCGTTAAGCAGCGCAGAGTCAAAGTTGTCGCCAAGCCACGACGTACCCGAAACAACAATCGAAGTCGGGTAGTAGTAATAGTGCAGTTCCGCCGTTAGTGCAGAACTAGGAGTTGGGCCAAGAATAAAAACTAGCTCGTCCTCGTTGTCTGAACGAGGACCAAAAATAGCGTAGTGTTTAGGTATACCCGTAACGGTGGGGTTAGGGTAAGCCTCCCGCATGAAGTTCACGTCCTTGTTTAGCAAGTAGACGTACTCCCCATCAGGCTTCACAACGGCCAAGGAATACACCGACAAAAAGTCAGTCGGGCACTGAAGGTACTTGTTGTTGGAAGTCAGGGAGCCCGTGACGTTTCTGCGCAGGTTGGCAAGCTGCACCGTGTTGTAGATACGTTGCTCAGCCTGCTTCGTGAACAAAGCATACTGATCCTCCGTAAAGGTGTTTTCGCAGATGTCTGCGATGTTTGCCTTCAACTCGGTGTAGTTCATCTATGCCTCACGCCATTGGGCCACGAGCCATCGTTCCCTTGGTAGCACAGCCGGTACCACGAATCTTGATGCCGGAAGTCTTGGGTGCCGGGTCGTAGCCGTCTCGGGTAATGTTGCCTACCGACATGTTTATGCGGTTTGCGACGGTTGGCTCCGCAGTAGCGCCGTTGCCAAGAGCAACCTTGCCACCCTTCATCGTGTGCGGCTCGGCATAGACCTTGGCGTCGCCAACTTCTTTGCCGCCCATCTTCTTGCTGAACTTAGCCATCTTAGCCACCCTTCTTATAGGTGAACGAAGACTTTTTCTGGTTGGCAACCTTGGCAAGATTGCGGCCCAGCGCCTTCATCTGTGCATTGGTCTTACCGCCCTTGGCAAGCTTAGTCATGGGTTGACCGGGGTGTTTTGCTTTTTCATGCTTATGCACGGCCCCAGCAATCATCTTCTTGTCTTGCGCGAGATCTTTCTTGTCCATATCGACTCCTTACGTCGTTTGGATGGTTACTGTACCAACAGAGGCAATTGCCACCAAGTAGTTTGGCGTCAACCCTGCATCAGTTCCTCTAGCCCCTCCAACGGGGTTCCACCCCCATTGGATGTCCCGAGAGCCGCCAGTGGGTACACCACCGTACGGATTGTCCGGATCTAGTTGCAGTCCGTTCACCCCCGCAGTTACATACGTGCTGTCCTTGCGCGGGTTGCGCACAGCTTGCGGGTCGTCCACCGGATACATACCAAGCTGCAACTGCGGATGGTCTGGATCCCAGCATTCTTGGCAAACCAGCAAATTGAAAATCTTGGTCTTAATGACCTCTTTGCGCAGCGTCTTCAGTTTGAACTGTTGACCGCAGCGGTCGCACATGGCGATGCTGAACTTGCCAGAGGCGAAGCGATTACCCATTAGGTATACCCCCCGCCAATAAACATCTGCCGGGGCACAAACCGCACTGCGGCCTTCTCGCGGTCTTCGCCCGCAGCTAGGTCAAACTGCTCGTCGTACGCTTGCTTGAGCATCGGGAGTCGGTCGGCCAAGTCAGGCTGCTTCATCGCAACGTAGTACGCCAACCCCGCAACCACACAGGGCAAGAAGCGGAAGTTCATGTCTGCCGTAGCCACTCCCGACCCAGCGTCTTGGATACGGCGCAGTCGCCAGTACACAAAAGTGTAAGTGGTGCTGTTGTCCGGCGTCGGCCAGACAGTGACGGCGGGCAGGTTGGGGTTATAGACCGTAGTGCCGTTGGTATGCGAAGCGGCAGTCGTGCCGTTCTGTGCACGGAACACACCGCCCAGCGTGTTGTCGCTGTTGATGTACCCGTAGTAGATATCTTCGCTGTCAAGCCGGATAAAGCCAGCAGCCGGAAGGCTTGTGGTGTCGCTGAGCGTGATCGTCGTGGTGGAGCTATTGATGGTGCCCACCAATGTCGCGTTGGCCGGGCTCACCTGCCCGCTCATGCGTTGCACCCAGACTTGTATAGGACGAGCTTGCTGTAGCTTGTTAGGGATCGTAGCGTACGTAGAAACGCTAATACGGGTGATGGTCAGATCCGCCTGAGTAGACGAGGAGTTAGCCCCCGTGCGGATGACATGTTCCATCAAGTCGATGGTGTCAGTCGGCAGTGCGTACGTGTTGAGGCCGGGGGTCAGCGTGAAGCTCCCCTCCTCAATCGTCCACATGTTAATGCCCCGGTTCTGCCACTCGATAGTCATCAAGTTCATGGAACGACGTGCAGTACGCAGGTCGTAACCAGAACGCATCTCTCGGCCAGCACGCTCGAACGCTTCCTCGGCTAGATCCGTGAAGTCAAGGTCGAAAGTGGTGGTACCGGTGGTGGTCATTTAGCGGAACCTCGCGGTTTTCTTGGCGACGGCTTTAGGTTGAGCTACGAACTGCTTGCCGGAGGCTTTGCCTGCTCGCTTTGCTCGGGTTGAGGCGGCGTACTCTTGGGGCGAGAGAGCTTTGATCGCAGCTTCTGGAAGATACCTTTCACCCGTGTCAGAAGATCGTTTACCACTTTTGGTTCTCCATTTCTGAGCGGTCCAGTCCTTCAGCGACTGCTGCGACTTTTTAGTCACGGTAGCCGCCACCCTTAGCTTTGTACTGCTTAGCCAGAAGCTGCGCCTTGCGAGCACTCCACTGACCTGCCGCCGTGCCTTGCGTAGCCTGCCCCTTGATCTTCTCAAAGAGCGACTTGCGCATACCGGGCTTGGTGTAGTTTCCGGCCTCATTGACCTTGGACTTCACCTCACCGCCTTCAGCGTACTGCTCAAAGTCAGTGTCGTCGCGGCGAGCCTTGCGCTTACCGCTGGGCATCTTCGAGGGCATGATGGCCCCCATACCGCGACTGGGCATCATGTCAGCACTTCCCCATCTTGCCGCCACCGGCCATCTTGATCATCGTGCCCTTGGTCTTGCCCTTGATGGCAACGCCATCGCGGCTCGGAGCAGCGGTCTTAACAGCGCCCATCTTGGCAGTCGTCATGCCCTTCTTTTGCATGACGCCACCGCCCATAGCCATCTTCTTTGCCTTCATTTCGGACTCCTTGTTGGAAAATTTACGGCCCTTATCGGCCTGAACAAACTCTTCTCCCACGGACTGTGGGACGCCTGCTTTCTTGGCGAACTTGGGGTTGTTAGCCACCGCCGCCATGAACCTGTGCTGTTTTCCGCTAACTGAGGGCACTTCGTTGCTCCTTCATGTAAGCATCCAACTTACCCTCAAGACGATCCAACCGAGCAATCACCCGGTTCATATCGTCGTGTACGTCCGACTTCGTGACGTACTCCTTGGCGATCTCCTCCCGCGTACGGTTGAGAAGAATCTGAATGCGCTTCACCTCGTCCGCATGCGACTTGATCACCCAGAGAATGATCGCCGACAGGAAGGACAGGATGACGTTCCATATCAGCAGTTCCATGCTCGCAAACTCTTGTTAATCCTCGAATTCGGATCGCTTGCGGTTTTTGCGCTCGTCAACTTCTTTTTCATCCCTTTCATACGGGCGCAGAAAGAGTCTCGGCGTGGACCGCCCTCCGGCTGTGGAGCCTTCAGCCCCGGCTTGCCCGGATTCGCGGCGTTGTAGGAGGCTCGCCCCTTGGCGTTCAGACCGCCCTTGGGGTTCTTTCCTTCCGAACGCTGCCATGCCGGGGACTTAGCCATAGAACACCGTTGCAGCGGTGCCGGTGCCGTTGGTCACATAGATGCCCGTCTCAGCAAGAATGCCCTCGCCGGGAAACAGCATGTACAGCGATCCTGCGGCAGCAGCCGGTGTAAACGAGAACAGCGTGGCCCCACCATTGCCGTCCGTAATCGAGATGTTCCCGGCAGACGAGGTGTAGGTCAGCGCAAGCGCTTTGATGCGGGCACGAAACGACGTGACAGCCGTACTGGTTGCCGCCGCCGCTGTGCCCGATTTAACGTCGGTCTGCATCATGGTGATGCGCTCCTATTAAGCGGCAACAGCCAGACCGGTCTTGATGTCAATCCAACTGGAACCCTTGCCAAAGCAAACCGTGCCTGCGTTGGTGTTGGCATTGGAGACATAGATCAAACCGCCAACCACAACGGTGGGCAGAGTGGTCGTGGTGTAGGCCGTAAGAACAGGCATGCCGGTCACGTTACCCGTGACGTTGCCGGTCACGTTACCCGTGACGTTGCCAGTCACGTTACCCGTGAGGGCGCCGATGAAGCCGTTGTCCGATGCAACTGGGCCGGAGAAGGTAGTGCGTGCCATTGAAGGCTCCTCAAATTGCGCTTGCTGTCTGTGAGGTCAGTCCGCCAAGTCGGTCAGCAAGCAGGTTGAAAATCTTGGGACTGTCGAGTTTATACACCTACCACGGAAAAAAGAAAAGGGGGCCGAAGCCCCCTTTCCGTAGAACCACTTAGGCTCCGGGCGAACCGAAGATACCCAGCGGGTCCGAGACACCGAAGCTGTAACGCTCGCGGGCCTTGTAACGGACGTTGCCGGTATCAAAGTCGCCGTCCATACCCGTGCTCATCGGAGTACGAACAAAGTGCTTCAGACCGTTAGGCACGTCCGTGGTCAGGAACCAAGCGTTCGTATCGGTCAAGAAGTGATTAACGGTGTAACCCTCAGGGATCGAGCCGTTGTTCTTCAGCGCGTTGATGTCGTTGTCGGCGGTAGCCACGCGAAGCTCGGTTTCGAGCAGGCGGGTTGCCACGAACATCAGGGCCGGAGGAACGATCAGCTTGCGGGGCTTGGCAGCGATCAGCAGACCACGTTCGTCCGTCCACCCGGCGATCTGAATGACCGCGTTTTCGAGGGACGTTTCGTTGAGGTCAGCACCCACGGTGGGGCGATTGCTGTTGGTACCACCGCTGATCAGCGGATGCGCCGTCGAGAACAGGCTGACGCCGTCGCCATAGGTGACGCCGGAGTTGAAGCCTTGGTTCAGGATGGAAGCAGCCTTGACCTGCTTGGTGTACGCCATGGCACGAGCCAGAGCCTTGGTATACCGGGACGACAGAGAGTCGTACAGGTTGTCCTCGACCGCCTCTTCGGTGATCGAGAAACCCATGGCGATGGTTTCGTGGTTGTAGCGAGCGGTCCAAGCTTCCTGCGCATTGTCATAAGCAATCGCAGCGCCTTCGTTCTTCACCGGAGCGGCGGAGAAGCCAGACAGCTTGGTTTCCTCTTCAAACGAGCGCTCAGAGGTCTCCGTTTCGTAGATCTCTTTGTGCTCTTCGCCGTAGCGAGCGTACTCCAAACCAAACAGGGCGTTCAGACCCGGCAGGAGTTCCTTCAGTAGTTGGGCACGAGAAATTGCCATTTTGAGTTACTCCTTAAATGCCGGTTGCAAAGGCATACGAGTGGTAACCCTGATTCCACTTGACCAGAACTTCGGGGAAGCCCACGAAGGTCAGTTCAGAACCAGAGGCCAGCGTGATAGCGCTCGACACAGTAACGGTCGTGCCGTTCACGTTCGTCACCGTGATGTAGTTACCGGCAAGAGAGCCAGTGCCAGTCGGGCAGATCAACTGCATACCAGCTTGCAGGCCAGTAACAGCAGCAGCCAGCGTCACCGTGGTGCTGGAGCCAGAGGTGCTGCCGGTGCCCGACAGGGTCACAGCAGTCTCAGGCACAACGCCCACAACACGGAAGGGCAGACCAGTGGCAACAGTCACGTTACCGGTGCCGTTGGTAGGCTGGTCGCCCGACACGCCCATCGCGGAGTTACCCGTGGTGGTGCTACCGGCGGTGCCTGTCACGCAGTACACGTTGTTGCCAACGAAACTTTGTGCGGCAAAGCCAACGGTGGTGGCGGTGTTGCTCAGACCTGCGGAGGGCTGACCAACCATCACAGCCTTGAACACTGCGCGGTCGTCATCAACGATGAAAGCCGTGATGTCGTTAGCCAGAACATTACCGGGGTAATACTGGGCGAACAACTTCTGACCCGTCGAGGGGTTGGTGTACGAGCAGCCCACGAAAATACCAACCTGACCGGCGCGAGCCGTCGTCGTGGTAGACGTGGTCATGCCAGTCAGCACAACAGTGCCGTTGGCAATCAGTTCAACGAGGTCGCCATTGAAAATGGCGGTTCCGTAGTTCCGAGCAATCGGAAGCTGACGGATTGCGCCCGCGTAGGGTAGGCCGTTTAGTTCGTTAATCGGCTTGAAACCGTACGCGGCGTCAACAGAGGGATAAGCCATGTTGGACTCCTAGATTAAGTGCCTTTGCCAAAAGTCACCTTGGATTTCTTGTCCGCAAACAAGGGCATCCGAGGGTCGTTCTCGCGCATGAAGTTGCTGTCGACAGAGCGCATTTGCGAATCGGCTTGGTTCAGGTAGTAGTCGTTTCGCTGCTCAGTCAACTCAACCGGGGTTTTGCAAAGA